TAGAATCCCAAACAATACTAGTATTAGGTGCAACAACTTGACAAAGTTTTGCAACTGTAGTAGCTGTAACAAGGGAATCAAAACCAATTGTACAAAAATCAATCAAATAAGTTCCAGGCTGCAAGGTGATTAAACCTGTAGAAGCAATAGTGGCACCAATGCCATTAGCTATCAAAACAGGAGAAGTAGCAGAAGCAAACTGAGCCACATAAACTGTGGTAGCAGCTGCTGCTTCACCAGCAAGATTGGAAGTAATTTGAAAAAAAGAGCCTGGTAACCCTAAGGTTCCACCAGAAGCTTCCAAAACGGGTACTTCAACCCGACAACGATACTTGACATGTAATTCACCAATAGCTGTGGTATTTGCATTTCCAGAAGTGGAAACAAACAAATTAGCACAATCATAAGTTTTTATATCAGTATTAGCCGGTTGTGCACCAGGACGAACATACTTAGAATCAGACTTACGCATTTGAGCACAGTCTAATTTAACACGTATAACTCTATCACAAGGCATACCATCCGCATGTGGGACAGTATCCAAAACCTGTTGCTTTGAAGTTGGAGCAGGGTCACTAGCATCATAATCAATGGATAACATAACTTTACCAGTTTGACCATTTGTAGCGTACTCTGACACCTCCCTCTCAACACGAAATTCTATATCCAGAAACTCATACTTTTCATAAAGAGAAGCAATTTTGTTACCCCAGGGAAAAGTCGTACTTTGACCTGGATTAACTGAATATAGAGAAGTGACAAAACCAACACTACCGTTGATTTCACCAATATACTCATCCTCCTCTATAATTTGACCACGTTTATTAGTGGATGAACGAGAACTCCCGCCCAGACCCAAACGGCCTGAACCAAGATTCAAGTTTCTCAAATTACGAGTAAGATTTCACGACCCACCAGAGGCAGGTCTTTTCTTCTTCGGCTTTTGCTGCATTGCTTTAGCAATTGCCTTTTTAATCAACTTTGGTTGATTATTATTTTTTCTACCAGACATTTTGATTGGAAAATAGAATTATATAAAAGAGAATTATGATAAAATAAATTTTATTTACAATTTATAATAAGATATGAATTTAAAGTAGTAATGACATGTTTACCATCCTGACTACCTGTAGCAAAGGAGTGGCATCGCATGCAGCACCACATCCTTCATATCCAGAGTACAAAGCCTCAATGTACTCATCACTCTTCCATAATGCTATTATTTCACCCATGGGTATTGTTGATTTCTTAATATGGACATCTCCAATTAAGTCTTCCTTGTATCGAGAATAAATATATTCAATATAATCACTAATAATTCTACGACACACAATATTACCATAGGAATCCAATCGCAATGCATTTGCTCTTAACAAATGAAACCGAACATCATCAATGCTGGCACCGTAACACAAAGTACTTAAAACTTTTTGTGTGTCCGGAACTGGCAACCATATCCTCAATTCTTGATCAAAATCAAAACCTTGAGAAAGGAAAGTTACCTCACAAAGAGGCCTACTCTCCCAACATGGTGTGTTGGTTGTAACACCAATTTTCGTCCAAACTCCTGCAACAGAGCGGGGATTAAACCAGCTTACACACGCATCAGACACTGTGAAAGTATTATCATCACCATTTAAGGCTGCTTCTACTTCACTCAAAAACTCTGAATAAACAGGTTTCCGACCATTCTGATTACACAACACAATCCAAGCATATGCAAATAGACGAAACAAAATCAACGTATTATCTACAATGGTATTACTACTACCACTTGGATTTCCAGTATGTTTTTGGATGAGCTCACCATTCTCAAGCACTATCACTGAATGAACTATACTTTCATATATAGCCTCCAGTCTCAAGCGGTTTTCAGGTGTTTTATACTCATTTGCCAAAAAATTCCAGCGTATATCTATCTGACCAAGCATGACCTTTGCAAACAAAGAAGAATCATATTCTGACTCATCTAACTCGAATGCATTGGGATGCTTATTCAATCGCCTATAAAGACGATCCCAGCCAGACAAATATTTTGTCCCTCCTACAAAAGACCAAGTTTTACCATTTGCATCATAGAATTTATTATTCATATCCAAGCAAATCCTATTAGTAGCAACTGAATGCTCAATAGGTGCAGCTGTAAACGTTCGAATCTTATTCAAACGCAACTTTTCTACTGCACGTAACTCAATTTTTTGACTACAGGTCCAAATAGGAACTATGTTGTCCACATTCTCCGTACCAATTAGATCCCAAAAATCTTCCAATATTGGGAACGCGCGAGATTTAGTTTTCACTAAATCAAGACGCTCAGACCAGGTAACATTTTCTTGATTATCAATATCAGCCATACTGATACCAATAAAATCACGTTTACACTGGAATTCTAAACTGGCTGGATAGCCACACGAAGTAAGCATATCCATTTCCCCCAGGACAACATTAGTTGTTAGGATAGACGATCCGCACATATAAGGATAAAAGTGCTGAACTGTCCAATCCCCCGCCAAAAGCCATGCATCTTCTTGTATTTCAGGTTGTACCTTATCATACTTCGACACTGACTTAAAGCTCGCATCCAAATTTGAAAAGACCATACGAAAACCATGTGGTAAAGGGTACCCCTTTTCCCCACAAAATTTCACATACGATCCATTTAATATCTCTTTAGCGACTTGTTTGGTAACACGATGACAACGGCCTATATAATCTATATTATTTTTAACAAAATATTTTTTATACAAGCTGCTCGGTCCATCATGTTCACCAGAAAGGCCCCGTAAACCACGAGTCCGAAATATGTTTTTGGTATAATACTTCTCATACCATTTACTCCATACATCGAACTCCGGTACGGGGCGACTTAAAAATGCTTTGCAGTTGCTAACTCAATGATATTCTTTGTTACCGGAATAAACACTGTATCAATAGAAGTTGTGGCATTATGAAAACCAACAACTTTACCATTAACATTAACAACTGGAGCACCACAATTTCCATCAACAGATGAACATGTGTAATAAGCCTTCTCTTCACCTTTCCCATTAAGTACACTAGTAACTTTACCTTGATCACTATGAAAACGTTTTTGTGCCTGATCCTCCAAAGAATCATAAGCAACAAGACAGACCTTACCACCAACGGTTGGTAAATCTGCTTTCAAAAACACTAATTTTTCATTTGGAAATTCTTTTGCTATATTCTTATAAAACAGCAAATCATTTCCAACAACAGTAAAATCACTTTTTTTAAAGAGTTTGGAAACTCCATTAATTGTAATTGACACCGTTTCACCTACTCTTCCGAATAAATGGGCACAGAGCATTAAACCATTCCATAATAAAGTAGCATTCATCATACTATCCCCTGAAACAGCCCACGCAATCGAAGCTGGCACAGAACTCATATTAAAACGAGGACCACTAACCAAACTTTCTTGTTTCTCTGCACCGACTGTTGGAGTTTGCTTACTGGGCTTTTCAGACTTCCACTTACTAAGTTTTTCAGACACTCCTTTCAAAGCTTTCTCTTTCTTTTTAACGGCTTTCGCCCCAGAAATTCCACTATGAAACAGTCCACAATCTCTTTTACAATCTTTTTTGGTACATTTTTTTCCCTTAGGTTTAGCAACAGGCTTACTAACTTTTTCAGAGGCTTTATTGCCCTTACTAATTTTTTCAGACCCTGCCTTTTTTACATAAGCTTCATTAATCTCGTTTTGATAATTTTTGATCCCATTTAAACGTTGTTTTTGAACGTAGGTCTCATTAATTTTATCTTGACGAGCAGCTTCATGTCTCATACCCATAGCACGCTTATTTGAAAATTCAGCATCAGACCCAAACTCTTCTGATCCTATATCCAAAGCAAATTTATCAATCATTTGTTGTTCCTTCATAAACTTGTTATATAACATAACTTCTTTAGAATCCAACCGTCTCAATAAATTTCCTTGTTCATCAGTAGCAAAGAGGCCTTTCATTTCGTCATCATAGACGATATGAGCTCGCTTCTTCACCTTATTTGGTGTTCCACGCTCCTGATGTTCAAAATTCACTTCTTCGTCCTGATCATACTTTGCTTTATCAGCTTCATA